AGGAATAATCTGTGACCGCTTACTGCACCCCGCAGGATTTGATTGACCGCTTCGGCCAGAATGAGGTGGCGCAGCTTGCGCCATCCTTACTCGGCCAGGTGGATACTGCGCGGGTGCAGCGTGCGTGCAATGACGCGGGTGATATGGTGGATGGCTATCTTCGCCCGCGCCACACGCTGCCGCTTTCGGCAGTGCCGACCATTCTGGTGAAGCTATCAGCGGCCATCGCCCGCTTTGAATTGCATTTGGGCGGAGACCGCCAGCCCACGGACCAGGTGCGGCAGGACCGCGACCAGGCCATTGCCTTCTTGAGGGATGTCACTGCCGGTAAGGCTGATCTGGGCATCACGAATACGGGCGCAGAACCTGTGGAAGATGCCACTGCCGTGCGCTTCAAGCCCGGCACGCCCGGCATCGCGAATGAGGATTTGGGCGCCTATCGCTGGGGTGGTCCGCTATGATCGGCGCGCTGGAAGATGCCATCATCGCGAAGCTTAGCTCGGCCTTCGCAGGCCGCCTTAAAGAGGTGGACCATAAGCCCGCGAAGTTTGACGCGGATGAGCTGCTGCGCATTCTAACCATGGCGCCTGCGATCTACGTGGCGTTCCTTGGCTTTCAGCGCAGCGAACGCCCGCCTGGTTCTGTGCGCGCCACCTATGGCGTCTACATGGTCGCCGCGAATGCCAGTGGCGAACGCGCGCGCCGGCGTGGCGATGCCGCCACGATTGGCGCCTATGAAATGGCGGTGCTGACCGCCGCCACGCTGGAACGCTGGGTGCCGGAAGGCGCCGCTGGTCCGATGGAAGTGCAAAGCTGCGAGAACCTTTACGCATCCGTCTTCGAAAAGAACGGCATCACGGTCTATGGCCTGGTGTGTGACGTGCCGATGCAGATCCAGGATGCCTGGGGTGTGCCGCAGATTGATGCTGGCGATGCCACCGGCGCGCCGCCTGTCTCGCTGGATAATTTCGTCACCTTCCATGCCGATCAAGACATTCCGCCCTTTGGTAACGTCAGCAAGCCCCCGCCCGCCCCGACATCCGGCGCCAATCGCGCCGATGCGGTGGTGCGCGTCACCCTTCCCACAACGTAAGGCGCCCCGATGTTCGTGAAGCCTGCCCATCCTGACCTTTTGGTCGCCAATCCTGAGGCCATCGCGCCCATGCCGCGCCATCTGCCGGCAGAAGGCGCCGAAGTGCCGGATACCCAATACTGGCGCCGGCGCATCGCGGATGGCGATGTGGTCCTGGTGCCCGCGCCAGAACAGCAAACGAAGCGCCGCAGCGCTGATAAGGAGTAACCGATGTCCGGTTCCATCAGTTTCAACGCCATTCCAAACAGCATCCGCGTACCCGGCAGCTATGTGGAATTCGACAATTCGCGCGCGCTGCGTGGGCTGAATGATTGGCCGGCGCGCGTGCTGATTATGGGGCAGCGCCTGACGGCTGGCACCATTGCCCAGGGCGTGCCGATCCGCGTGATTGATGCGGCGCAGGCGCGCACGTATTTCGGGCGCGGCAGCAACCTTGCCCATATGTTCGAAGCCTGGTTCCGGAACACGTCCCTGATCGAAGTCTGGGGGATTGCCATGGATGATGTGGGCGCGGGCCTTGCCGCCACCTACACCATCGCCGCATCGGGAACGTCCACCGCCGCCGGCGTTATCGCCCTGATGATTGGCGGGCGGCGCGTTGAAGTATCTATCCCGTCTGGCGCGGCAGCCACTGCCATCGCCACCGCGATCAACGCTGCGGTTAACGCCGCGCTGGACCTGCCTGTTGTGGCCACGGTCGCCACCAGCACGGTGACATTGACCGCGCGCCATAAGGGCGAAATCGGCAATGCGATTGATGTGCGCCATTCCTTCCTGGCGACGGATGTGCTGCCGGCCGGCGTGACCTTGGCCATCACGTCCGTGGTGACGGGCACGCAAAACCCGGTGGTGACCACCGCGCTGGATGCGGTGGCGGAAACCTGGTTCACGGATTTTGTCACGCCCTGGACCGATGCCACCAATATGGCGGCGCTTGAAGCGCGCATGGCCACCAATTGGGGCCCGCTGGTCCAGCGTGATGGCCATGGCTGGGCGGGCCTATCGGGCGCGCATGGCACGCTGACCACTTATGGCGCGGGCCGGAATTCGCCCAATGTGTCCATCATCGGCATGCGGTCTTCGCCGACGCCGCCTTGGGAATGGGCGGCAACGCTGGCCGCTGTGTGCATCCCAGCGCTGGCGATTGACCCGGCGCGCCCGGTGCAAACGCTGCAATTGCCCGGCCTGGTCGCGCCACTGGTGAGCAACCGCTTCACCTTCCAGGAACGCGACCTGTTGCTGCGCGACGGCATCAGCACCTTCCGGGTGAATGAGGCCGGCCAGGTCTTCGTGGAACGCGTGATCAGCACCTATCAGACCGCGCCTTCCGGGGCGGAAGACATCAGCTATTTGGATGTGGAGACGATCAAGACGCTTTCCTACATCCGCTACGATCTGCGCACCATGATCGCGCTGCGCTTCCCGCGCCATAAGCTGGCCAATGACGGCACGGCCTTTGCCCGCGGGCAGAATGTGGTGACGCCGGGGACGCTGAAGGCTGAAATTGTCGCGCGCTTCAAGCAATGGGAAGCCGCGGGCCTGGTGGAAGGCGTGGATCAATTCAAGCAGGACATCATTGTGGTGCGGAGCGAGAGCGACCCGAACCGCGTGGATGCGCTGCTGCCGCCCGACCTGGTCAACCAATTCCGCGTGCTTGCCGCGCAAATCGAATTCCTGCTGTAATTTGAGGAGAACGGGACATGCCGCAATTCCTGGGCCGCGCGACCATTCGCGCCAATGGGCAGGTGATCGAAACCGCCAAGGGTGCTTCGCTGGATGTGGGTGGCACCAAGCGCAACCCCGTCACGGTTGGCCGCGTGGTTGGCTGGTCCGAAGAAACCGTGCCCGCCATGTGCGAATGCGAAACCACGCTGCGCACCGGCATGTCGCTGGAAACGCTGCGCCGCTTGGCGGGTGTGACCGTGATCTTCGAATGCGACACGGGCCAGCGCTACGTGATCAACGACGCGTTTCTGACCGATACGCCGACGATGAAGGATGGCGAAGGCGGGAACATCACGCTCAAATTCTCAGGCCCTGCGGCTGAGGAAGTGCTGTGATGCGCGCCTCCATCAAGATCACGCTCAAGGAACCGATTGTGCTGCGCAGCACCGATACCGGCGCGGAAGTGCATCGCATTGCGGAGATTGATTTCCGCGAACCGCGCGCGGGCGATATGGCGGCGGCGATGGATGCGGGCGGTGCAGGTGGCACTGGCTCCATGATCCTGGCGCTGGCCGCGCGGTGTTCCGGCCTGACGCGCGCGCAGGTGGATGATCTTTCGGTTGATGATTTCTTCGCGATTTCTGAGGTCGCGACCAGTTTTTTGCAGCGTGGCCAGGAGACTGGCCAGAATGCTGCGAAATTGTCTTCGGCACCTTCGGCCTTGCTGCCGGGTGGCAGCGGTGGAGTGCCGCAGAGCTTCGGTTCCTGACCAACCGCGCGGTGGAATGGAACCGCCGCATGGCCGCGAGGTAATCACATAAATGTCGGGCTCCCTCCGACTATCCATCCTGATCGAGGCGATTGACCGCGCATCGCAGCCGCTCGCGGCGTTGCAGGCGCGGCTTGGTGGCATTGCGGCGGGGATGCTGGCCGTGGGCCAGGCGGCGCAGCGGCTTTCGAATGTGAGTGGTGCTGGCGTGCTGGCCGGCGCGCTGGGCAATGTGGCCGGGCGGGCGCGGGATGCGGCGAGTGCGGTGGCGGGGCTGAGTGCCAAGCTGGCGATTGGCGCGGCGGGTGGCGCGTTTCTGTTTAATCAGCAATTTGTGCGCGGTGCGGCGGATTTTGAACGGTACCGGCTGACGCTGGAAACCGTGATGGGTAGCGCGGAAGCGGCACAGACGCGGCTTAATGAATTGACGGAATTTGCCAGCCGCACCCCCTTCAATGTCGCGGAGGTTGTGCGCGCGGGTGTGTCACTGCAAACCCTGGGCATCCGGGGTGGTGCCGCCGATGAGGCGTTGCGCGCGGCAGGTGATGCCGCTTCGGTTTTCGGCACCAGCCTTAGTGATGCAATGACCGCGATGGCCGCAGCCAGCCGTGGCGAAATGGACCCGATTGAACGCTTCGGCCTGCAAGCGCGCACCGAAGGCAATAAGATTGTCATGACCTGGGAAGAAGCCGGGAAGCAGATGCGCGCGAGCATTGATAAGAACAATCGCGCAGCCATCGTGGCTGCCACCGCGCGCGCCTGGCGCGGCATTGCCGGTGGCGGCATGGCCAGGCTTTCCGATAGCTGGGATGGCATGCTTTCAAACTTGGGCGATGCCTGGTCCAACTTCGCGCGCCTGGTTGCCGAAAGCGGCCCTTTTGAATTCCTGAAGCAGCAATTGAGAGACATCCTGGCCTGGATCGAACAGGTGAAGGAAGATGGCCGCCTGGACCAATGGGCGCAGCAGATCGGCGCGGCCATTACCAATGCCTTCCAAGCCATCCGCCAATTCGTGGTCGGCACGGAAGAAGCACCCGGCGCGCTGGCGCGCATTGAAGCCATGTTCACCCGCGTGTCTGCCGTGCTGTCCCCCGTGATTGAACGCTTCGGCGGCTTGGAAACGCTGCTGGTCGCGATGGGCGTGCTGCTGGGTGGGCCGCTGATTGCGGCGCTGGTTTCGCTGACCGGCGCCATGGCCACCCTTGGCGTGGTACTGGCGCTGACGCCCGTGGGGTGGTTTGCCATGGCCGCCGCGGGCATGGCGGCGCTGGGTGTCGCGATTTATTCGAATTGGGATGGCATTGTCGCGCTGTTCGGGCGGCTGGGTGACGCCTGGCGCGGCTTCATGAATTCCGAACAGATGCAGGAAGCCGGGCGCATCTTTGGCGTTTTTGCCGATGCCGTGGCCGAACGCTTCAACGCCCTGGCCGAGGTGTTCACCGCTGTTGGTGGCGTGCTGCAAGCGGTGTTGCAGCGGGTGCTTGGCTACTTCCAGCCGGTTATCAATGCAGCAGCTTGGGTGATGGACCGCGTGCCCGGTTTCGGCGGTGGCAGCAGCGCCCCCGCCGCGCCCTCACCACGCGATGCGGGCCGGGGCAATGGCCTGCGGCGCCAATCCATCTATGGTGACAATGCTCTGCCGGATGGCGCGGGCGGCGGCGTGATGCCGCCGGGCAACGACGTGCGCGTGCAAGCGGGGCTTGATGTGCAAATCCGCGCGCCTGAGGGCTTTGGCGTTTCCGTGACGCAGCGCGGCGCGGATGATGGCATGGCGCTGAATGTGCGGCGCGGGATGCTGGCGGCACCATGAGCGAGGCCCTGACCAGCATCGCCGGCCTTGCCTCTGCCCTGCCATGGGTGGGTGCCAATCTGCGTCCCGGCGCTTTGCGCGGCCTGCTGTTCTACGTGCAGACTTCGGAAGACACTTCCGCGCGCCGCTGGGTAACGCATGAATTCCCGGGCCGCGATGAAGCCTGGCATGAAGACCTTGGCCAAAAGACCCGCAGCTTTTCCATCGAAGGCCTGTTGGTGGGGCCGGATGTGGTGCTGCAATCCCGCGCCTTCGCCCGCGCCGCGGCGGATCCCGAACCCGCGACGCTGCTGCACCCCTGGCTTGGCGCGATGCGCGTTGTGGTGCTGGATTGCCGCATCAGCCATGATGTGAACCAGGCGCGCGTGGCGCGGGTTTCGCTGCGCGTGGAAAAGGCCGGCACCAAGCCAGCGCCGACATTCGGCATTGATAGCCTGGGCGAAGTGCTGGATGAGGCTGACCGGCTGCTGACCGCCGCGCAATCCATCTATGCCGAATATCGCTTCATGCGCGCGGCGGCGGATTTCATTGTGCAAAGCTTCAAGGCCAGCGTGCTTGGCATTGCCGGCGCCATTGAAGGCGCGCTTTCCAATGCGGGCCTGGTGGGCGGCGCGGCGGGCAGTGTTTCCGCGCTGGCTTCCGTGAATGATGCGGCGATTGTTTCCGATACGGCAGTGCCGCTGGCGGTGGCTAGCGCGGCGCGGGATGTATCCGCGCTGGCGGGTGGGCGTGCGGCCTTGACCAAGGGCGCGGATGCTGCGCCGCAGGCTGCCTTTGCCGCGCTGGATGCATTGACCAGCAAGGATTTGGTGCCAGACGCATCTGCCCTGGTTTTGGGCCAGCCCGGAAATTGGCAGGGCTTTTACTACTTCCAGGTGATCCCTGTGGGGTCGAATGCGGCGGTCATTCCCTTGCCGTTGGCGCAAGCGCAGGCCCTGTCCCTCATACACCGGCTGGATGGTGTGGCGGTTACCGTCCGGCTGGAGGATGATCCCTTCGATCCAGGCAATAGCACCTTCGTCATCTTTGGTCCGGTGTTTACCAGCGCGCGGTTCTATGAGGTCGCTCCGGCGGCCTACTTTGCGCAACCATCCAATCGCAAACCCGCCACGCCCGCCCGCCAGCAATTGGTGGCGGCGAATGAAGGCCTGGGCGTGCTGGCGGCGGCGATATTCGCCGGCGAATTCGCCCGCGCGGCAGCTGCGGTGCCCTGGGCTTCGCGCGATGATGCCATGGCCGCGCGCGATAAGGTTGCCGATGCGCTGGCGGCGGCGGCGGACCGCGTGGCGGCGGCGGGGTGGGATGCGGTGTGGCAGCGCTTGGTTGCCCTGCGCGCCGCCAGTGCCGCTGACCTGGCTGAGCGTGCAGCACCGCTGCCGCGCATCAAGCGGCTTGAATTACCGGGCGTGATGCCCGCCACGCTGATCGCGTATCGGCTGGATGGCGATAGCCTGCCGGATGTGTTTGGCCGTGGCGCTGCGCTTGCCGCGCGCAACCGCGTGCGCCACCCCGGCTTCGTGCCTGCCGCTGCGCCCATTGAGGTGCTGGTATGAGCGCCTCCATTGCCGCCACCGTCGAACTGACCGTGGATGGCCTGACCTATCGCGGCTGGCGGTCCATGAAATGCAGCCTTGGGCTGGATGCTGCGGCGGCGGAAATCAGCATCGAGATGGCGGAACGCTGGGCCGGTGCGGAAGATGCCGCGCAGATCGCGCGCAGCATTCGCCCCGGTGCGGAATTCACCCTCACGCTGGAAGGTGACGCCGTGGTCGAAGGCTTCCTGGATGCGCTGGAAGTCGCCTACGACGCCACGAACCACACGCTGACGGTGCGTGGCCGCGAACGCACGGCGGATCTGGTGGATTGCGCGGCGACCGTGGATGGCCCTTATGAATGGGCGAATATCGGCCTGGAAGAAGCGGCGCGGCGCATCGCGGAGCCCTATGGCATCACGGTGCGCGCGGAAGCGGACCTTGGCAAAGCCTTTCCGCGCTTTTCCATCCAGCCCGGCGAAGCGGCGTGGGAGGCCATTGCGCGTGCCGCGCGCGAACGCGCGGTGATCGCAACGGGCGATGGCCTGGGCACGCTGATCCTGACCCGCGCTGGCGAAGGTGGCGAAGCCGCCGGCGCGCTGCGCTTGGGTGGGAATGACGGCAATATCCTGCGCGCCAATGGCAGTTTTGATGTCGCGGAACGGCACAACCTGGTTGTGGTGCGCGGCCAGGCGCAGGGCGAAACTGAAGCCAGCCAGGGCGAAGCGCGCGCCACCGATGAAGACATTATCCGCCACCGCCCGAAGGTGATTTTGGCGGAAGCGCAGGGCGAAGGTGTGACATTCCAGGATCGCGCGACGCATGAAGTGCGGGTGGCTGCCGGGAAATCGCGCCGTGTGCGCTACACCGTGCCGGGCTGGCGCGGTTCTTCGGGCAATCTGTGGCTGCCCAATACAAAGGTGTGGGTGGAAGAT